TATGAATAAATATTTATATATATATATAAATAAAGAAAAAGAAATATATAAAAAAAAAGATATAAAAATATATACAAAATATTCAATTACAGAATTAGAAAATAATTTAAATAAAACAATTTCAAAATTAGAAAATAATTTAAATAAAACAATAATTCATGTATTGGATTATTCAAATGGAATAGGTGATTTTTTAAGGGGGTCATTATCATTATCTCAATATGCTAATAAATATAAATTGAATTTCAAAATGGATGTATCTAATCATTATATTCATAAATTTTTAGAAAATGAATCAACTCCATTATTAAATATAAAACCAATAGTTACTAATTTTAGTGGTAAAATTGAAGATATTAATAATAATGCACATCGCAATATTAATATTTTACCAATCATTAATAATTTTATAAATTCAACAGATGAAAATTTATATATAACAACAAATCATTTTTACGATAAGACATCACTAACTGATGATATTAAAAATTATATTAATTCTTTCTTTAAATTTAAACAAATATATTATGACAAAGCAAAAGAATTAATTAAATTAATTAAATTAGATAAATATAAGGTTTTACATATTCGTTGTAATGATAAATATTTTAATAAAGAATTTGATTCAGATAAATTATTAATTGAAATTATAAAACTTCAATTAGATTGTAATACTATTGTTATGAGTAATAATTACTCAATAAAAAAAAAATTAAATAAATTATTTGGATTTCATTATATAGATAATATATCAATTCATACTGGAAATATAGATGAACAAAATATAAGATCTATAGTCTCACACGAATATTTAAATGAAACAAATTTTAACGAGTTAGAATCAACTATTATTGATTATATAATATTATCTAAATCAGAATATACATATTGTTTTAGTTTTTATGGACATGGTAGTGGTTTTAGTGAACAATGTTCTATGTTAAATAATGTACCATATAAAATGATATATTTAGAAAATGAATCTGTTTTTGAAATAAATAAAGTTGTAACAAACGAATCTATTACAGATTTTAAATTATTATTAAATCATTATAACCATTTATTAAATTGGCCGATAAAATCTAATGAAAAAATAAATATTATAGGAACATATGATGATATTTCATTTATAACATTAACAAATACAGGATATATAGATTATACATTAAATTGTTTAGAATCATTAAAAAGAATTAATACTAAAATCGATCTAGAATGTTATTGTATAGGAATTGATGGACATAATAGATTAATAAATAAAGGGATTTTATGTAATTTAATAGATAATGAGCAATTTTCTAAATTCGAAACATATCAAGATGGAATTTGGTCAAATATTACATATTATAAATTCGAAATCATATATAAAAATTTATTAAAAAATAAGTATGTTTGTATTACAGATGGAGATATTGTATATGAAAATAATTGTATTTTTGATTTTTTATTACAAAATATAGGTGATAATGATATGTTAATTCAAAGTGAAGGATTAGATATTGATGATTTATGTTCTGGATTTATGTTTATAAAATCAAATGAAGTCACATTATCAATTTTTAATCCTAAAAATACAGAACCTTTTAAAAATATATCAAATTGGGATGATCAAGTATATGTTAACAATAATAAATACAAAATGAAATATACAAGACTACCTTTGTCATTATTTCCAACAGGAAAATATTACTATAAATATAGTAATAATATTAACCCATATATGATACATTTTAATTGGATAAAAGGTCATGAAAAGAAAGAAAAAATGATTAAATATAATAAATGGTTTTAACTTAAAATAGAAAGCATCTAATTATAACTCAATCTAAAATTAAAAATTAATAAAATATTTTTAAAGTTTTTAAAGTTATTTAAAGATAATATTATATTATTAATTAATAATGTCAAAAACCGATTATCTCACTGAATTACCTCATTTATCTCCTGCTAAATGGTATACTGTTACTTTCTTTTCAAAAACCCACGTAAAAGAAACAGTTGAAAATATTAACGAATATAAAAAAGATGAGGATAAAGAAAAATATGAATTTCAAAAAGATATGTTAAGTTTTAGAATTTGTACAGGACGTGCAACATATGAAGAAGCAGTTGAAGATTGTAAAAAAATTAAAGAATTAGACCCACATCATCATGTATTTGTTGCAGAAGGTGCAAAATGGTGTCCTTTTATTTTAACAGAAGAAGATAGTAATAAATATGTTAGTCAAGTTGAATATGATAATGAACAATTAAATGAAATGATGAAAAAATATACTGAAAATCAAGAGAAAGCAAATGTTTATCATGAATATAGAAAAAATCAATTAGTTATGAAAGGTATTAGTGAAAATCTTCAAACAAGATTAGAAAATAAAAATGAAACTATTGATTTATTAAAAAAATCTTCATCAAAAGAAGAAAGAACACAATTAAAAGAAAGGTTAGCATTAATTGAAGATCAAATTGATAAAATGGAAGAAAAGAAAAAAGAAATTTCTGAAAAAGAAAAAAAATTAAGTGAAGTTTTAAAGTTAAATAAAACAAGTTTTGAATAAAAAAATAATAAAATAAACTAAATAAACTAAATAAGATAATTATATAATTATATTATTTATTATATCCATGTAACTATGATAATATTAGTTTTTGACTTTATCAATAATAAGTCTAATTGCATTTTTTCTTTTAGCTAATGCACTAGCGGGGTCAAATAATGGTAATCGTGTATTCCATTCTTTATCATATGATTGTTTATGAAATTTATTAAATTTGCTAGAACCAAGTTTAAAATCTGGAACTGGTTTAGCTTTATACCAAAATACTTTATCAGTAATATTTTTAGAATGAACACGGTTATTTATAACCATACAACCAAAATCTTCAGTAATATCATTAAATACTTGTGTAAAAATATCGAATGATGGAAACATACCAGCATAATGTTCATATAATCTTTTTCTATTAGAAATAAAATCTTCAGCTAATAAGAAAATATAATCAAAATTAGATCTTAATTCAGGAGGAATACCTAATGAAAATTGCATAGTTAAAATAAATGATAAATGATGATGTCTTCCATTAAAAAATAATTCAAGAATATTAGGATCTTTTAACCACGAACCTTTTGAACTCATACAATCGTCCATGATTAACATAATACGATCATCTTTCTCTTTTTTCCCTTCCTCTTTTCTTCTTTTATTATCTTGATTCATTTTAGCTTGTCTTTCATATATTTTACCTAATATTTCAGGTTCATAATCACTAAAAATAAAACTTTCTGGAATAAATTCAGAATAAAATTTATTTAATTTTTCAGTTTTTGATATAGCTATTGCTGATGGCATATGACGTTTATGATACATAATTTCTCTTGTTAAATATGATTTACCTGAAGCTCTTTTAGCAATCATTGCTATTGTACAGTGTTCTGCCATTTCAGAAAGATTAAATTTTTTTATTTGTAATCTTGATGCGCCAAATTTAACATCTTTTGTAGACATTTATATTATAGTAGAAAATAATAAATTTTTATTCTATAATTCTATAAACAGATTATCAATATTATTTAAAATATTAATATTTTTATTTTGTTTTTCCATAAGTTTTAATTTATTTTGAATTAAATAATTTATATCGTCATTAAAAACTTTTTTAAATAAATTATTTATATTATTAATAATATCATTATCTGATTTATTTAAAAACATATCTTCATATGATATAAAAATAATATTTTTTATATTAAATATATAATTAGTAAATTTTGTTTTATTTCCTAAAAAATTATAAAGTTTTTTAAAATTTATATCAACTTTTATATTAGTTGTATCAACTGATGTATATTCATTAATTTTTTTAGCAATTTGGTCTGATATATATATATCAATAATATTTCTATCTAAAAATATAAATTTAAAATCTTGTTGTTCTAATATATTAATAATATTAGTTAATTTATCAATATCATATTCTATAATATATTTAAAAATAAAATTTTTATAGTTTAAATCTTCTGCAATAGTAATAAATTGATTAATATAATCAATTATATTTGAATATGTACTTAATTCATTTATATTATATTTATTATGTTTACCAATAATACCTTTTTCTGAAATATCAAAATGATTAATATAATTTTTATTTAAAATTTCAGAAAGAGAAAAAATATTAGATGAATATTTCTGTATTGTATCTATTAATAATGTACTACCACTTCGCCCAAATGAAATTATACATATTTTTTTCATATTATAATATATATTATAATATCATATTATAATATGCGTTATTTATAAAAAAAATCAAATAAAATTTATAGACAATTTATCATAAAAACTTAATTTAATGTTTGATATAAATCAATAAAAAACTTTGTGAAATTTAAATTATATTTATTTAAATTTGATAAATATATAGATGCTTTTTTTATTTTATCTGAATTACATAATTCATTAATTTCATCTAATTTTTCAAAATATAATGGATAATTGGGGCCTAAATATTCAATTACAGCAGGATGTTTTCTTATAATAATTGGTGTATTACGGATTATACATTCTATTACAGCATTATTTGCAGAAGCACAATCAAAATCAATAAATATGATATTTTGTGATAAATATTCATTATATTCATTTTCATTTAAATGTTTAATTATTTCAACATCATTTAAATTAATATTAATTTTCATATCAATTATTTCTTTATGTAATAAATTTAATGCTCTATTATTACTTGCACCGACCCATGCTTTTTTAATTGGTGTATTAATTAAATAAATAGAAGTAAATTTACGATAACTCAACCCAATCATTGTAATTTTTTTTTGTTTATTATTTAAAAATTTATTAAAATCAAATTTAATTATATTTTTATATAACCAGGTTGGATGTTTAATAACAGATATTTTAATATTATTTAGTGATATTATATTAGGACTATTCATAATTTTATTTTTTAAATATGATGATAGAACAAATAATTGAGAACAATTTTTAATAGATTTTTTCCAAATTTCTAAATCTAAATATTCACTAACGCATAAATTATCTTCCCATATTTTTTTATTTAATTTATATGGATGATGGATAATACCACACCATTTTTTTTCAATAGGAAATACTTCATATGTATTAGGTACATGTTCATTTTCATAATTTGGGTTATCCCACTTCCACCAATCCCAACCAAATTCTCTATCAATAAAATCAAAAAATATATTATTATTATTTACTGTTTTTGTTGATTTAAATATTAATGAAAAATAATAACGTATATTATCCCATGCATTTTCCAAGTTAAAATTAGAATTTGATAATGATAAAAAAATAGAATAATCTTTTTCTAATTCGGTAATATAATTATTTGTATTCCAATTCCATAATTTATATGTTTCTTTATTATTTTGTATAGTTGAATTTTCTTCTAAAATTGTAATAAAAATATTATTATCAACTACGTATTTTTTTAATAAATTTAAAATCTTATCTTGAGTTAATAAACAATCAATTGGCATATTACATGTTTCAAATGACTGTTTTATTAAATTAACACAATCATTAATAACGTAACTATGTGTTCCCCATGTATTACTATTTGATATATTTAAGTAATTATTATATGATACTAATTTTTCTTTTCCTTGTTTACTACCTAACCATAATAAATTATATTCATTGATATTTTCGAATACCATATTTAATAAATTAATATAATTTTTATGAATTAATATATCATCTTCAAAAATTAATAATTTATTTATCTTTTTATTTAAACAATAATTTAATATCAACTGATTTGTTAAATTTAAACATATTGATCCTTTAGTTACTGAATTATACTTATTTATTTCATATAAATTTTCTTCATAAAAATTTCTATAAACACAATATAATGAAAAATTATATATGTCATTATCTTCATTATAACCAATTGCATCAACTAAAAAGAAACTAGTATTTTTTTCATATAATATAAGTATATTTTTTAATCTTTCAATATCTTTTTCTAAATGAATCATAAAAATATTTTCAAAATGAAAATTAATTATATTATTATTATTATTATTAAAATTAATTCGCGAATAATCTGTAATAAATTTATTAATATTATTAGAACTATAAAATATATTAATATTATTAATATAACTACATAAAAATAAATTAAAATCTAAAATTGTTGGTTCAATTATTGTATCTATTGATTTTATTTTTAAAATTAATAATGAATTATAATAAATTTCATAATTTATATTATCGTTTGACTTATTTAATAAATCAAATAAAGTTTTTTTTGGAAAATAATTTATATGTATACTAATTTCAATATTATTTAATTTTGGTTTTAATTCTTGTTTATAAAAATTAAAAATATTTTTTATTTTTGGATTCATATTAGTTTTTGTATTTAATATTAAATTATTGTTAATAATATTCATATTCAATATAAAATATATTGTATCATCTTTATCTGTTTTATTATATATTGTTTTATCTTTAGCATCTATTTTAAATTCATTATTTGGTTTAACTACATATTTTTGCGAAGCTTCAATAATTTTATTATTATCAGTATTATCATCAAGAATAATATTATTACCTATAATCTTTTTTACTTTTTCTTTTATTATTACATTATTAGTTTTTTTAATATTTATATTTGTATTATCATTTATTTTATTTTCTATTTTATTTAATGTAGTTGAATTATATTTTTGATTTTGTATATTTGGAACATATTCTTTATTTTTAAATTCAGGTATATAATTTATATTAATTCTTGGTTTAATAATATTATTATTTGTTTTACTCATATCTGTTTTACTCATATCTGTTTTACTCATATCTGTTTTACTCATATCTGTTTTACTCATATCTGTTTTACTCATATTTGTTTTACTCATATTTGTTTTACTCATATCTGTTTTACTCATATTTGTTTTACTCATATTTGTTTTTGATATGCTTGATTTAACAATATTATTTGTATTAATTTTGGGTATAAACCTAATAAATGATTCTATTTTATCAATATGTTCTTCCATAATATAAAATAAAAATATTATATTTTTATTTAAACTAGTTTAATTATAATATAATATTATAATTAAATTATTTTTAAAAATCTGGTTGTTCAGTAAATACATCATTAAAATTAACTTGTTGTAAATTAGTTGGTGTTAAATTAGTTTGTGAAGTACTTGGTTTAATAAAATTAAATAAATTATCGACATTATTTAAATTTTTTATTAATAATATACAAACAGATATAAATAATGGTAATTTTATTTTATCAAATAATGAAGTTCGTTCCGGTTTATTAAACTTTTTATCATCATTATTTTGTAACCATAATACAGCAATAAATATTAATAAAAAAATTATTAAATCTTTAATATCCATTAAAATATTACAGAAAAAAATTTCTATTATATATATATATATGAATAAAATTGATTTAAGTGATCCAGAAATAAAAAAAAAAATAGTTAAATATTTAATTATGACATTATTAGTATCATTATCCGCACGTTATACTACTTCATTAATTTTACCAAATGAAGATGTTGTTATATTGGGTTTAATTGCAGGTATTGTATTTGCATTATTAGATATGTTTACACCATCAATTAGTTTAAATATTTAAATAATTTGAAAAGAATTTTGCTTTATCTTTATTTTGTATAACGTTTGGTCTTTTATATACATCTTCTTCTACAACACTATTTGAAAATACTTCATGAAATTTCTCATTATTTTTAATTGTAATACTTGTTTCAGAATCAGCTAAATCATTATCTAGAACATTTTTAATTTTTCTATCTATACTATCTTGTTTTAATTCATATTTAGAATTATATTCTCTAGTATCTCGTCTGTCATCAGGTCTAGTATCTCGTCTGTCATCAGGTCTAGTATCTCGTCTGTCATCAGGTCTAGTATCTCGTCTGTCATCAGGTCTAGTATCTCGTCTGTCATCTGGTCTAGTATCTCGTCTGTCATCTGGTCTAGTATCTCGTCTGTCATCAGGTCTAGTATCTTGTCTAGTATCTCGTCTGTCATCAGGTCTAGTATCTTGTCTAGTATCTCGTCTGTCATCAGGTCTAGCATCTGGTCTTCTGGATTTTACATCTTGTTCACTAGTATCATTTGGTTTGTAATTATAATTATCAGATGAAGTATTATTATCTGTTAATTGTAAATTTTTATTATTAATAATATCTAGAATTTTTGAACCCACATTTTGTGAATTATTTGATATTTTTTTATCAGATGTATCAGATGATTTGTTTTGTTTAATATAATTATCAGAAACTGGTGAATTTCCTCGCGAAGGAATAAAATGATTTTTATAATCATTATCATCATATAAATCTTTTTTAATAAGTTTTGATAAATTTTTTTCTTCAATTTCAGAAATAGTATTTTCAAATTTATCATTAGGTAAATCTTTTTCCATATCTTCACCTAAATAGATTTGTAATATATGTTGAACCGGTAATAATTTACGGATAGCTTCTTTAATACACTCTTTTATTAAATTTATAGTATCACGCTGATTTCTTTTTAATTCAATAGGAGGATATTCATGAAATAACAAATATGGATTATTCCATAATTCTCTTGCACATTCAATATATATTTTGTGAATAAAATCTTCTATTTTAATATCATTATATAAATTAGGATTAACTTTAACTTGAGTACTTGATGAAGGATTATGCGTTAAAACAATGATATTTGCTTTTAATGTTGCTTTAATAAGGTCATGCAACCATGAATAACTTTTAGAATTATTTAATATTCGTGTTGATTCTCTAGAAATTAATTCATTATTCCATTTAGGAATTCTTTTTAAAAATATTTGAAAATTTTTAAAAATATTTTCATTTGTAGAAATTTCACGAGCTTCCGAATAAATTGATTGCACTCCTTCGTAAATAATTGGTGTTAAAATATTAATTAATTGTGTTGTATATTCATACTTAGTTTCAACTAAAAAATTACTCATATATATTATAATTATATTAGATATTTTATTTAATATAATTATAATTTATTGTCCATGATTTGATAAATAATTAAATTGATTTTTTGATAGGCAAACACACCCACCCCCTTCGCCTCTGTTACAACTGAAATTACTAGGAATATAATCAGTTTCTTGTGAACCATTTAATCTAGGGTTTTTTGTATTAAATGGTACAGGCCATTGAACATGATTACAACATTGTTTAGAACATGGATTTTGGTCAATTTTAACAATTTCATTACGTGCTTCAACATTTTGATAATCAGTAAATTTTTCATTTTTTGAAATATAATATAGTATAATTAAACAAATAATAATTACAATTGATGATATAGTAATATCAGTATTAGGATTCATATAATTAAAATTAGATATTTTTTTCTAATTTTAATTAATGAAAATAATTGAAAAAATAAAAAAAAATAAAAATGAAAAAAATAAAGAAATAAATAAAATATTAAATATAAAAAAACAATATAATATTAATTTTAAAAAAGATATTGTGGTTATAACAGATGAAGATAATAATAAAATATTAACATCAGAATTTATATTTTTTGGTATTTATCAACCATCTACAAAATTATGGATATGGTCATCATCAATTCCTGGTATTAGTAAACCACAAATAGAATTAGTTAATAATATTAGGAATAAATCATTTATTTTTGAAAATGACAATCATAAAGATATATTATTATATAATCAATTATTAACAAATGATGTATTAAATTTAAATGATTCAGATAATATTTTAGATAAAATAAATGATGTTTTATTATATTTATCTGAATCATTAGTAATATTAACTCCTTCAAATTCATTAGGAAATTTACAGTATATTGGTTTAACAAAAATAAAAACAAAATACGTTTAATTAACATATGTTTATTTTAAGCTTTTATCATTTTAGAAATTTTTTTCTTTTCTTTTGAACATAATGTAATAAAATCACTAGTTTTATCAATTTTAAGACATAATTCAATTTCTTTAATTGTAATATCTTTATTATATGCAGAAAGAATATTAATAATATCTCTATCATTACCATTAGAAATTAGATGATTACAAATTCTATTTAATATTAAAATATCATATATTGATTTAATAGGTACAATTTTAAGTAAATTAGTAATATTTTTACGATTTATATTTTTTAGTGATGTTTTATTTAAATCAGAAGAAAACTTAATATTTTTAACATCAATATTATTAGTATTATTTAATTTATTTATCCAATATGATGAATTCAAACATGTATAAAATCCATGAATATTTTGTAAATACCAATTTTGATCAGTATAAATAGAAGTTTCAATATTATCACCTCTTGAAATAGAATCTGAAATTTTAACTATATTAAATAAAACGTCATCCCACGAATCATCACATTTATTTAAAACTTTTCTTAAATAATTTTCATGAATCATTAATGGTAATAAAACCTTTTCACTTTCATATAATTTTAATATAGTATCATAATCTAAATAAGAATTAAGTATTTTATATGTTGCATCAAATAAGCAAATATCAACATTTTTTTCTCTAGATTTTTCAATAAATAAATTAATATTAGCACTATTAATTTTCTTAAAATTAAAAGAAAATTCTTGAAGTAAATTAATTAGTCGTCTCATATCTGATTGACTAAAATCAACAAGTTTATCAAGTGATTTTTCATCTTCTATAACAAGTTTTTCCTTAGAACAAATATTTTGAATGATATCAATAATTTTTATTTTAGGAGGACATTCAAAATATATTTCTTCACAGTTTTTTTTAAGGTCGTTTAGTAATTTAGAATGTTGATTATTTGAAATAAAAATTAATGGAAAACATTTTTTTTTATTATTTTCTTTAAATATATCCATTATATATTTTTTTTCACTAGTTAATGAAATATTTTCTGTTTCTTCAAAAATAAGAACAATATTTTTTTTATTAGAATTAGTAAAGTTTATTTTAGAATAAATTGAATTTTTATAATTATAATATTCATTAAAATCATCTAAAATACGATGGTCTTTAATTTCATTAGGATAAATAATACGGATTAAATATCCTAGTTCTTCAAAAATAAGTTTAACAGTTAAACTTTTACCAATACCATGATAACCGGAAATAATAATTGCTTGATTTTTGGTAGTTGATAGATTTTTTATCCATGATTTAATTTTATTAATTTGAGTATCATGACCAATAATATTATCTAAACTAGTTGGTCTATATTTATTAATCCATATTTTTTCCATTAAATATAAATATATTATTTCTTTTTAAGTATAAAATTTATAAAAATTTTACAAATTTTTATAAATCAAGTTGTATAATCAAGTTATCAAGTTATCAAGTTATCAAGTTATCAAGTTATCAAGTTATCAAGTTATCAAGTTATCAAGTTATCAAGTTATCAAGTTATCAAGTTATCAAGTTATCAAGTTATCAAGTTATCAAGT